GACCTACTACCACAACCTCGGCGCAACCGAGACGGAGATCACGGCAGTGAGCGATGCCATCGCCATCACCTCCCACCGCAAGTACGGAGACCCCTGCCAGGACTTCATCGCCGGCCTCGCGCACAAGATCGGCAAGCAGCGCAAGACCAACTACCGCTGGACGCAGCCTGACGGCACGTACATGGAGGGCACCTGCACCATCTCCGGCATCAAGACTGGCATGGGCGCGCCCAACGACAAGGGTGACTTCCAGTTCACCATCTCCGTGAACACCATCGACGAGTTCAGCTCCCCTGGCAAGAACCTGCTGCCGACCGCAATCAGCTGCTCGCCTGCGAACCCGACCGTGGCAGTCGGCTCCACGACCGAGCTGACCGTCTCCGTGACCCCGAGCGGCGCCAACCAGAAGTGCCACTACGGCATCGAGGACACCTCCATCGCGACGGTGGACGCAGATGGCGTCATCACTGGCGTGGCGCAGGGTTCCACGAAGCTGACCATCAAGGCGGCATCGCTGCCCTCCGTGGTCAAGCAGGTCAACATCAGCGTGGGCGCCGCTGGCTCCGATGTCCCGTCCGTGACGGTCTCCCCGTCCCGCTCGAGCGTCAACGTCGGCGCGACCAAGAAGCTGACCGCGACCCCGGTGCCGTCCAACGCGTCGGTCACATGGTCTTCGAGCGACACGGACAAAGCGACCGTGAGCGACTCCGGCGTCGTGACTGGCGTGGCAGCTGGCACGGTGACCATCACCGCGACAATCACGGTCGATGGCAACGACTACACCGACACCTGCTCCATGACGGTGAACGCTTAGGCGCAAGCGACACAACGGGGAACATTCCCTATGAGGGCACGGGCACCGTGAGCCGCCCGTGCCCTTTTTCTATGAAGGCTCACGCAAGGGAAAGAGGCTCACGATGGCAAAGACAACCACACTGCAGGTCAACAGGAAGTCGGAGCGTATCAACATCCGCGACGACGACGGCAGGGTCGCGTACGAGTGGGAGGTAGCGACCGATGACGAGAGCCTGCAGACGATGCTCGTGAGGGTGGGCAACGCCTTCGAGCGCGCGAAGGAGCTCGCGGACGCGTCCGATGCGGCAACGACCCCGGAGGAACTCGAGCAGACCACCAAGGAGATCGTGAAGCTGCAGAAGCGCGTCATCTCGGCGATCATCGGCCCGCAGGGTTACCAGGACATCCTCGAGTACATCGGGGACGGCGAGGCGGTAGACCCCGCCAGGTACATCCGAAACGTCGGGGACGTGTTCGGCTCCCTGTGCGTCTGGCTCTACCAACGCTGCACCTCGAAGCAGCTGCGCGAGGCAGGCGTGTACTTCGAGGGCGAGCAGCGCCGCACCAACGGACAGTGGACTCCCGACAACCGCAAGGCGCGCCGCGCCAAGAAGGGCGGCAAGAAGAGATGATCCCATCCTCCCTCGCAAGCAAGCGCATCACGCTCGATGACGGCTCCACCGCGTTCCCCTACGAGTGGCGCGGCGAGACCGTCCTCGTGAACGACAACGCGCGCAACGGCGTGGAGATCGCGCTGCTGTTCCGCGACGAGGGCATGGGCGAGGAGCAGAAGGCGGTCGAGGTGGTCTCCCGCCTCTTCGTCGATCCAGAGGACGCCTTCTGCGCCTGCGACTTCTCGCCCGTGAAGTTCTCCGAGCTCATCAAGGACTCGCTGTGGGACGTTTTCGGGCTCAATGCAGGGGGGCATCAGGACGAGGAGCCGCTGTGGGACATCGAGCAGGACGCGGCGATCATCCGCTCGTCGTTCCGCCAGGCCTACGGCCTCGACTGGGACGCGGCGCGCGACGCCATCTCCTGGTACGAGTTCCTGGCGCTCGTGGCGTCTCTGCCGTACGAGACACCGCTGGGGCGCGCGATGTACTACCGGAACTCCAAGAACCGCCCGGAGAAGACCAAGTACAACAAGGAGCAGGTGGCCGAGTTCGACCGCCTGCACGACCTCTTGAAGATAGAAGACAACACGGAGAAGGGCTCACACGACCGCATTGCAGCGCAGCAGCACGCCATGGATGACATGGCGCTCGCGTTCAAGGCGAAGATGACGAGGTGAGCTAAATGGCCGATGGCAGCGTAATCATTGAGGCGATCCTCGATACTGCCAACGTACCCAAGCAGTTGAACAACCTCAAGACCGCCATCAAGGGCGTGACTTGGGACGATATCACCAAGGGAACGGACAGCGCGAAGGCAGTCTCCGCAGCGTTCAAGAGCGCAGGCGCGTCCTGCACCGCCATGTTCACGGCGCCGATCGTCGCGGCCGGCACTTCCATGACAAAGATGTCCTGGGAGTTCGACGACGCGATGGCGAAGGTATCGACCATCGCCGACACCACCGAGGTGCCGCTCGACGAGCTGCGCGAGGCCATCCTAGACCTCTCGGACGATACTGGCATCGCCGCATCCGACATCGCCGACAACGTGTACAACGCCATCTCTGCAGGCCAGAGCACTGGCGAGGCGGTCGAGTTCGTCAGGCAGGCCACGAAGCTGGCAACCGCAGGCTTCACTGACTCAGCGAGCGCCCTCGACGTTCTCACCACCACGCTGAACGCGTACAACGACGAGACGCTCGACGCTGCCAAGGTATCGGACATCCTGCTGCAGACGCAGAACAAGGGCAAGACGACGGTCGGCGAGCTGTCCGCCTCCATGGGCAAGGCGATCCCGACCGCTGCCGCGTTCAACGTCAACCTCGAGCAGTTGGCCGCAGCTTACGCGACCACCACCGCCAACGGCATCGCGACGGCGGAGTCCACCACGTACATCAACGCCATGATTAAGGAGCTGGGTGACTCCGGCTCCGAGGTCGGCAAGATCATCCAGGACGAGCTCGGCATGTCCTTCTCGGACGCGATGGCATCGGGCATGAGCCTCGGCGATGTCCTCAACGTGCTGAACAAGCACGGCGAGGAGACCGGGCAGACGATGTATGACATGTTCGGCAGCGCGGAGGCAGCTGCCGCTGCCGCAACCATCTCCGCAGACGGCGCCGGGAAGTTCACGGAGAACCTCGAGGCGATGGGCGAGGCTGCAGGCCTCACCGACGAGTCGTTCGAGAAGATGCAGACCACGACATTCGACCTCAACAAGGCCATCAACCAGATCAAGAACGTCATGATCGAGCTGGGCAACACCATCGGCACGGCGCTGCAGCCTGCCATCGACGGCTTCGTCGAGGGCGTGCATAACTTCTCCGAGTGGTTCAAGTCCATCGGCCCGCAGGGGCAGCAGTTCATACTCGTCATAGCAGGCATAGTCGCGGCGATAGGCCCGTTGCTCACGGTTATCGGCAACGTCATCGCGTTCATCCCGCAGCTCAAGGCTGGGTTCACCGCACTGTCGGGCGCCATGTCCGCCCTGACTGGCGGCACCGGGGCGCTCGGCGGCGCACTCGGCGCACTCACTGGCCCCGTTGGCATCGTCATCGGCATCATCGCCGCGCTAGTCGCTGCGGTGGTCTACTTGTGGAACACCGACGAGGGGTTCCGCGACTCGGTGATGGCGGCATGGGAGCAGATACAGTCCGCGATATCCGATGCGATAGAGGCGGCGATGCCCTACATCGAGCAGATTGTCGAGTTCATCACGGGCACAGTCATGCCAGTGGTCTCGCAGATACTGCAGCTGGTCATCGAGGCAATGGCGCAGATACTCAGCGTCGTCGCGTCGGTCATGCCCAACATCCTGGGCATCATCAGCGGCGTGCTCGAGACCATCAAGGGCGTGTTCGACACGGTGATTGGCTTCATAGTTGGCCTCACCACCGGGGACTTCACGCAGATGCAGCAGGGCATCGACTCGATCATGCACGGCATACAGACCATCATCTCCAACGTGTGGGAGGCCATCAAGACGCTCGTCGGCTCCGCGCTCGCGGCAATCGGCAACGCGGTGCAGAGCGCGTTCAACGCCGTGGCAGGCTTCGTGTCCGGCATCTGGAACAACATACAGAGCACCATCAGCGGCGCGATCAACGGCGCCGCGTCGGTCGTGTCCGGCGTTGTGAACGGCATCAGCTCGACTGTGAGCGGTGTGTTCAACGGCGTCCTCTCCACGGTCACGGGCATCTGGAACGGCATACAGTCCGCCATCACCTCGCCCATCGAGACCGCCAAGGGCATCGTGCAGGGCGCGATCAACACCATCAGCAGCATCATATGCGGGGCACGGTTGGAGCTACCGAGCATCAAGCTGCCGCATTTCAACATCGACGGCGGCGAGGTGCCGTGGGGCATCGGCGGCCAGGGATACCCGCCATCGATCAGCATCGACTGGTACGCCAAGGGCGGCATCTTCAACACCGCGCAGATCATCGGCATCGGCGAGGCCGGGCGCGAGGCCGCCCTGCCCCTCAACTCGCAGACGTACGACGAGATCGCGCAGGGCATCAACAGGCAGATGGGCGGCATCGACTACAGCGCGCTCGCGTCTGCTGTGGTCAGGGAGTTGCTGCGCGCCGGGTTCGGCACGACGGTCATCACCCTCGACGGGCGCGTCATCGCGAAGGCTGTCGCTGGTAGCCTCGACACGATAAACGGCACACGCCTGAACAAGGCGGCGAGAGGATGGGCGCAATGAGTTACGGCATAAGCGTTGAAAACTACCACTCCGAGGAGGACTTCGGCTGGGCGCTCGCGGAGCGCAAGGAGAAGCCACCGAAACTGCGGCGCACCACCGTCGAGGTGCCGTACTCAAACGGCGTGCTCGATTACACGGGCGTGTACGGCGAGGCGTTCTACGAGGAGAAGACCATCGCCTTTACGTTCACCAAGACCTTCGACGACATCGCGGATGCCATGGAGGGCGTGCGCGAGTTCACCGAGTGGCTGCTCGGCATATACAACGCCGACATCCACGATGACATGTTCGACGAGTACCACCACCACGGCAGCTGCACCGACGTTGCGCCAGAGCACGAGAAGAGCGGCGTCAAGGCGAGGCTGGTCGCGACCTTCACGCTGTACCCGTTCATGGTAGCGGACGCAGAGAGCACCAAGCCGCTCAAGGTCGGCACCAACTACGTCATCAACGACGGGCGCCCCGTCCGCATCACCGCGAAGTCGGCAGGCAGCTGGTCGAGCATCGCGATCAACAACGAGACGGAGACCGTCACCTCGACAGAGAGGGTCACGAGCCTGCGCCTCGAGAGCGGCATGAACAAGATTGAGGTGGATGGCTCCGCCTGCACCATCAAGTGGATCGAGGAGAGGCTGTAGCGTGCTGTACACGGTGACCATTAAGAACGGCGAGGACTCGGTGCGCATCCACGACAGGTACGAGCGCATCGCAGAGGCGAAGATAACGCGCGAGCGCAACTCCATCGACTGCCTCACGTTCATCATCTACCCGGACAACCCCGGGTACGAGGCGCTCAACCGCCTCACGACCACCATCGAGGTCGTGAACGGCAAGACTGGCAAGGTGGACTTCGAGGGCCGCGTCGTGAAGGCCCCGGCGTTCATGGACTCTGACGGCACCATCGGCAAGAGCGTGACGTGCGAGGGCGTTGAGGCGTACCTGTGCGACTCCGTGCAGCCGTACCTGGCGGAGCAGCAGTGGAGCGGTGACAGCAGCCGCAACGGCCTGCAGCAGTTCATCGACTACGTTCTGGCGCGTCACAACGAGCGCGTGGAAGACCATAAGAAGGTGTACCGGGGCGTTGTTGACCTCATCACGTACCAGACCTCCCAGGGCGTCTACAAGGGTCTGCAGCGCGACTCGACGCGCGAGACGCTGCAGAGCAAGCTGGTGGACGTTTTCGGCGGAGAGATGCGCGTCAGGCGCTCATCCGACGACGGCAAGCTGTACCTCGACTACAGCGAGAAGCTGGGAGACGACAGCTCGACCACCATCGAGCTCGCGCAGAACATGGCGAGCGCGACCCTCGACGAGGAGCCGACCCAGGTCATAACGCGCCTGTACCCGCTCGGCAAAAAACCGGACGGCAGCGACGACTACCTCACCATCGCGAGCGTGAACAGCGGCAAGGAGTACATCGAGGACGCTGACGCGAAGGCGGTGTACGGGGTCATCGAAGGCACGCACATCTGGGAGGACATGACGGTCGCGGCGAACCTCAAGAGCGCAGCGCAGTCGTGGTTGCCAATCAACAACCAGTTCCCGACCTCCGCAGCGGTCGATGCGTACGACCTCTCGCTCATCGACCTCGCGCCGGAGGAGTTCAGGCTCTACGACTGGTACCAGGTCAAGAACTCGCTGATAGGACTCGACCAGAGCCTCGAGGTGGTCAAGCAGGTCATAGACATCAACGAGCCGCACAACTCGACCATCGAGCTGGGTGACTCGACGTACGTGCAGTCGAGCAAAGCGACTGCGGCGATAGCATCACGCGTGAAGGTGCTCGAGAAGATGCTCGGCATCTAGGGGAAGGAGAACCATGGCATCACCTGTTTACCATGACGTTCGGGTCATAGACAGGCAGATCGTCTACGCGAAGAACGACAAGAACGTGCAGCACTGCGTCAACGGTGACATCCTGCGCGCCACCTCGATGGACGCGGAGTGGGACTACATGACCGACATCGTGGCGATCTTCGTGAACGCTGCGGACGGCGTGCGCAAGACGATGGACTTCGCATCGCGCTCATGCACCATCCCCTGGGAGGTTCTGCAGACCGAGGGGCGCATGTTCGTCACCATCATCGGCTACATCGACACCAACACCCGGGTGGTGACCACGAAGATGCCCCGCCCGTTCCTCGTGAGCGAGTCAGGTGACGTGTACGACACGCTCTTGCCGGAGGTCACGGAGGATGTTCTGCAGAAGATTCTGGACGGCGCTGACGATGTTGACGAAGCCATCGCCAACGCGTTGATTATCGCGCGCGAGGCGCAGGCGATCATCGACTCGATCCGCTCGCTAGGCTTCGACACCGACACCCTGTTCACCGCCATCGACACGCTCGCCCGTCGAGCGACGAAGGCGTACGGAGATGTGTGGGCGGTCGGCACCGTCTTGTACGCGTCCGCCGACATCGCCTACTGGGTCGCTCAGACGAGCGAAGACCCCGATGGCGCGACGCTGCTGGTAGCGTCCGCCGATGGAACCACCGGCCTCAAGATTGGAGACTAAAATGACGCAGTACCTCGAATACGTGACATTCACGAACGATGACGACGAGCTCGAGCGCCGCGACATCCGCGACGCCGAGGGCCGCACCCTCATCGCTGATTGCGAAGCCGACATCAGCACCCTCGACGGGCGCCTCGACGATGTTGAGGACGTTCAGCAGCCGCGCATCATCAAGCACATCAACAACCTGTTCCCAGGGCGCAACATCAACACGAGCTGCGCCCAGGCCATCGCTGACGGCAACTACGCCAACGCCTGGGAGTTCCTCAAGGCTTGCGCCCAGGCGCGCAGCTACGACGGGCTCGAGATCGGTGACTACGTGCCCATCACCATCGGGTCGAACACCTACAACTACCGCATCGGCGCGTTCGACTACGACCTCGGATGCTGCGGCACGGAAGTCACCACGGGCAGCATCTTCATGGTGCCCGACAAGGTGTTCCCGGACGGCGTTGCCTGGAAGTCTGGCAGCAACAATAACAACGGCAACAGCACGAGCGCGCACCCGTACATCGTCAGCACGCTGCACGACTACGAGCTCAACACCCTACTGCCGACGTTCCCGTCAGAGGTTCGCGCGGTCATGAAGGAGCGCACGGCGCTGCTCGAGAAACGCTACACCAACGGCTCGACCCTCACCGATTCCAACGGCTGGGACTGGGTGAACATGGGGCGCCTGTGGTCGCTCTCCGAGGTCGAGGTCTACGGGCAGATGTATTGGAGCGGCCCGTACGCCAACGGCGCCGACACGCAG